ACTGACTCGCGTTCTGTGAAAATGTGTTCGAAACGAATCAGGGTATTGTCAGCCTGGATTGCAGCGGTCGTATTGTCATACCCTCTACCACAATACAACAGATTACCTGCTGTCTTGGTGGAATTGGTGTAAGTCACTCCGCCGTACCAAATCATCTCCGTCCCAATTGTTACCACGCCGGTTTCGGGAAGTTGACCTGGCCTGTCAAGGCCGTCGAAGGCGATAGTCGTTGCATCGGCCAAAATGGTAGCTGTGTTGTTCACCAGACAGAAGGCGTCGCCAAAATAACAAGTTGCACCTAATGCGTGGACTGCTGCGGTTGTCGATTCCCAACCCCGCTTACAACTGGTAAAAGTTCCCGTTGTTGCACTGGTCCAGGTAATCGCACCGTACTGAATTTTTTCCGTCCCACAATAGAACTCGCCTGCGGGCGGAAGCGTTCCCGCCAAACCCGTGAATGCAATAGATACGTCGTCTGCGTCGCATCCAGCAGTGAGAGTGGGGGAAGTAGTTTGTTTTAGTGTACGCAACTCATAGATTTCGCTGTCTGTGAGTGTGTACGTCTGAACGTACAATTCTTGTATTGTATCGTTCACATACTCAAATCTTGCCATATTTTAATACTCCTTGGACTAAGCTAAAAATAATAAAGTAATGCTTGTCCTAATTGTTATTTATTGTTTTTCTAATTTTTCGTTTACAAATTTTTTTAATTTTTTTTCAATATTCATAAAATCGTGAATAATATCGTCTTCCCATAAAATTAAAATTCGAAAATTTTGCCTTTTTAAAAACTCGACTCTGTTTTTATCTTTTTCCCACTTTTCTTCAACTTTTATTTTACCCCAAGGCAAACTCAAATCAGCCCCTTTTTCATAAAACTCTGGATTCCCGTGCCAGTAATCGCCGTAAATTTCTATTATTTTATTGGGTTCGATAAAGATATCTCCGAAATAAGGATTTATGTATTTTTCGACTTCGTAAGGAATATTTTGTGAATCTAAATATTCGCAGATAATTTTATGTGGAATAGTAAAATTAGAAACAGGGTAACATTTAAAACAACGAGGGATTCTGCCGTTTTCTATTCCATCTTCGAATTCCGTGCCGCACTTTTTACACCTAAATTTGTATTTTTCTTTTTTACTCCCGTTGTATTCTTCTACTTTAAAAAGTGGTTCAATTAAATCGTTAAATTTAGGAGATGCGAACAAATATCGATACATATTAATAAGTCTGCTTCGTTTGTTTTTCTCTTTTATTTCTTTGTTTTGCTGGGGATTTTCTACTCCATATTTTTCCAAACAACTTTGCTTCTTTTTTTCTTTGACTTCTTGTAATTGGTTTGGGGATTCAACACCATACTTTTCCAAACAATTGTTTTTCATTCGTTCTTGAATGAGGGGAGATTGAGAAACATTTTCAACGCCATATTTTTTCAGATTTGTTGTTTTTTGTTTGGTTAAAATGGTTTCATTTTGTAGATGGTGATCGCTACCATAACGAGATTTACAAGATTCTTTTATTTTTTTTTTAACGCCATCAACTTGCCACGAACTACTAACTCCATATTTTTTTAAGCATGTTTGTTTATTTTTATCTGGGTTATTGTAAGTGGGGTCGCCATATTTTTTTAATTTAGTTTGGGCACGTTTCTCAATTATTTCTTTTTTACGTTCGGGGGAAAGCCTGGCCCACCAACTTAATTTTCTTTTCATTTCTAATTTTCGTTTTTATTTTTTTCTTTGTAATACTGCCAGACATTGTCTTTGTAGTTATGAATGTAATTCTGATCCATAACATCCTCTGCCAAATATCCGTCTGCCCCCTTGAATTTGTATGAAATCACACCCTTGCCTTCGGACTTGATATCGTCGATTTCCTTTACATTTTCCTTGAATTTGGGCTGGGAGACAACGCCTGCGAAATCTTCAGCCTTCTTCAAATTCTGCAAAATCTTCTTGGAGATGAATACATCGCCTTCCTTGTATTTGGCTTGATTCTTGCCCCAACTTTGCATCATTTTGTTTAAGTCGATTACCTTTGCCCTTCTGGGGTCAGGCCGCAGATAATTTCTTGGATTGACCATTGGCCTGCTGACCCTGTTTTGGACTGGGTTTGGGTCAGCTCCTAATTTTCTTTGTTGTTCCGCCGCCCTCTGTTGCTGGGCCACTACCCAGGCGGGTGGTTGAGTTGTTTTTACATTTGCCATTTTTTACTCCTTTGTAATAAAATTATTTATTTTTTCTTTAACCATATCAAACTCATTATTTATTTCATCTTCCCATAATATCAAAGTTTTATATTTTTTAGATTTTAACTTATTTATTCTATTTTTGTCATAATTCCATTTTTCTTCTACTTTCACCTTTCCCATAGGTAGATTCAATTTATCACCTTTTTTATAAAATTTAGGGTTTCCATGCCAGTAGTCTCCGTAGACCTCGATAATTTTATTAGGTTTGATGAAGATGTCTACAAAATATGGTGGAATATATTTTTCTATAAAATGTTCAATTTTTTGATTATTTAAAAATTCACTTATTTTTTTATGTGGATGGGTAAAATGATCTACAGGAAAACAATGATAACATCTGGGTATTCTTCCATTATCCATATTCGTTTCAAATTGGGTTTTACACAATTTACATTCAAAATTATATTTTTTACTATTAACCCCTTTGTATTCTTCCAAAGAAAATAATGGAGTTATTAAATTTTTAAAACGTTCAGATTGAAAAAGTTTTTTAAAAAAATTATATTTCATGGTTAAAGTTGCCTTTTTTTTGACTTCTTTTAATTGGGAAACATGCTTTACCCCATATTTTTTTAAATTATTTTCTATTCTTTTTTCTATTACTTTTTTATTTTTCGTAGGACAAGTATATCCATATTTTTTTAAATTAGTTAATTTTCTCTTTTTTTGTATTTGCTTATTTTGAAAAATATATTCCACTCCATACTTTTTTAAACAAGTTTGTTTATTTTTTTCTTTTATTTCTGAAAGTTTAGTTGGGCTACTTACCCCATATTTTTTTAAATTATTTTCTTTTCTTTTTTTAATTAATGTTGTATTTTGTGCAGGATTTTTAACACCATATTTTTCTATACAGGTTTGTTCTTGCTTTTGTTTTATTTTTTTATTTTGGAGGGGGGATTCGGTGCCATACCTTTCCAAACAAGTTTCTTTATTTTTTTGTGAATTATTATAAGTAGGGGTTCCATATCTTTCTAAACAAGTTTGCCTTTTTTTTTCTAGGGATACTTTTAATTCATCGGGTGTTAATTTTCGTCTCATAATTTATTTTTAGTCTACACTTCGAAATAACGGGTACGGAGGCGAACTCCATTTAAAATGTAACTGGAGATCATCTTCTAATTTATCTTTTTCCGTCTGTCCCTCCGTTTTCAGAGTTTCCCCGTTGAGTGAAACGCTATTATTGAATCCTGGCAAACTTTGGAATTTGCTCCGGTGTTCGCCAAGTTGGATTTTGCACAGCGCCAGGGTGTACTCCCTGATAAATCGCTCGTTGTAAAGTTCCTCGATATCTGCCTGCGTGTAAACCTCAATAAAAAGTTTCGTCAACGAATCATCAGGCTTCGGGACAATGTGAAGTATCTTGGTATTGGAATTGAAGAATATTCGCCATTTGGAAATGGTAATATACTTCAAATAGTGTATCCATTGTTGAAGCATGTAAAAGGACACCATATCAAATGATTTCAGCGCCAGGACATCGCTTGCGGCGTATCCTGATAATTGCGCCAGTACCCATGCTGATACTGTTTGGCTTGATTTATCATACCCTATTTGCATAACTTCGTCAGGGAGTTGATAATCCTGCTGACCCTTGACTAAATTTAAAACAAGATATGTCCTACTATTTCCTCTGCCTGTTGAATATTCACGAAACAATTGGGCTGCATCGTAAAGATTGGTCTGTATCTGCGAGTTTGCCAGTTCGACCCTGATTTTGGGCTCACCTAATTTTGTTCTGATGTACGAGATAAACTCGTCGTTTGTTCTGATTTGCTCGCTTACGAACATTATTCGTTACCTTGTCTACTCGTTCCTGCGATAGTCTGTTCGCCAAGGAAACCTGGATTGTAACCTTCTTTAACCTTCGGTCCCTCTTTGATAACCTTGCGCCCCTTCTTGGTTGACTCTTCCACGGGTTCCTTCATCAACTCTTTGTTGGGTTCGGGTTGCTTGACCTCGTTGATTAAACCTTTTTCCTGCTTCGGCTTCTTTTCCACTTCGGTCCCTTCTTTTACAACATCAGTTCTGCGTAGATAAGTTCCGTATTGTTTTTCCAATCCTTCCTGTGCAAGAACCTTGTGTTCGCCAGGTAGGAACTTAACCGGAACTGAATTTTGTAAAAAGATTGTAATCGAGCGTGCTCTGTAATTTTGGTAAATTGGCATTTTGTCGCCTCCTTTTCATTTTTTATCCATAAGGATATCTTCTATCATGCTTAAAAACGCTCTGATGTCAGAGTCTCCCTCTGTTGCTTCCACACTATTATTTATGATATCTGCAATTTTTTCGCTTAAATCTTCTCTGGTAGTAACTGCGTTGATAGTCGGAGAGGGTAATTTTTCCGGCGAATTCACCCTAATATCCTGCAAAACAGGCGGCGATATTGGAGTAATTGGAATAAGAATCGTAGTAGGTCGAAGAGGATCGATGGATGATAATGAGACAGTAATAGGGGTAGGGGGTTCGATTTGTATTGGAAATATTTCTGGTAGTATTACAGGAATTGGAGTGATAGAATTTGTTAAACTAGCCGGCGAAATGGGAATAATAACGGCGGAAAATTTGGGTAATATCACCTGGTTAATTTTTATGTCTGTTTTTACAGGGGTCGGTTTAATTGGTTCCTTTGTCCGATTGATGGATACGGGAACTAGTGCGACCTCTTTTATGATTTCGTCGGAAGGTAATTTGCGAATATGTCGGGGGAATAATTTTTCCAAATCCCCTGCGGTTGTTTCGTAATGCCCGTTCGCAGGGACGGTGATAATAGTGCCGTTAAATCTTAAAACAACATCATGTCCTGTCCTTGAAGTGTATCGTTGCATTCACCTTATTTGCGTTGTTTTTTAAACTTCTCAAACTCCTCTCTCAATACCTGTCCAAAGGGTTTCATTTCGGTGTCTGGATTTTTCTGACGCCGCGGTGCTGACCTATACTCCCGTTTTTCTGATTTCATAATAGCATTTGTCGTTAACCATAACACGATTGCCAAGGGGTCGAACACTAAAATTAAAATTAAAATAAGAATACTAACGATGGAATCCATACTACGATTGAATAATTTGGAGAGGTAACGCAAGGGGCCGACATCTATTTTTCTGTCCTCTTCCCTGATTTTAAAACTCTCCTGTTTTAATTCCCTTAATCGTGTATTCTTTTCGGCGATTTTAGCATAAGAGGATGAAATTCGGGAATTGACGGATTTTATTTCTTCGTCTGATAATTTAATATCGTTTCTTGCATCTGCCTGCATTCGTTTGTTCAGCGCCTGTTGGGCCTGGTTCAATCGTTCTTCCTGTTTCGTCCTCTGCTCATTCAAGGTATTCGCCCGTGTTTGGTCATTAGCTATCTGTTGTCTGATATTATTGATTTCTTCTGCAATTAAGTTTTGTTGGTCTGTATTGTAACTTTGCGCAGTGGTTGAAGTGTTTACGATATCAGCGGATTGTTGATACGCATTAGTGAGAAATCCTCCGACACCAATGCTCGTAATTATCATAAGAACAAATATTGCCGTGGCTAAATATTTACGAATAAAGGCAGGTAGTTTTTTTGCGTAATTGTAAATCATACTGACCGACAGTATTTTCCCGACCTCCAATGCAGACGCCATGATAATAACTGCTAATCTTGATCCTGCGAACAAAGTGGACAAGCCGTAAACAGAAAAAATGGCGCTGACTGCGGCGATAATGAGTGCAGCTGCGCCGGAAATATGGTGAAATTTTATGTTTTTTGTAATCCCCATGATACCTTTATTTATTGATTACATCGCAATCCGCCAATCTTCATCCACCTTTTCGTAGGTCTTTTCGAAAATATCCGGTTTGCAGGGATAAAATTCGCCGACGATGCCCTTGATAACCCAATCGCCTGGGTTCGCACGCATGATACCCTCAAGAGTGTAAACGATTAGATCGGTTTTATCGACTACTATGGGTTGTAATTCCCTATCGATGAATTTCTCCATATCATTTTTATTTTCCCCGGTCCACTGCACTGCTTCTATTGTTATTGGTTTTTTTCTAAATTTCATTTTAATCCTCCTTTATGCCGTACACGCGGGCTATCCCCATAAATCACCACCACCACACCGCCTACCATCATCGGGATTAACCGAAGGTGTTCCGTTTATTAAAAAAAATGCAATAATGGTGCATACCGTTGAAACAGTAAGGCAAATCAAAATAATTATACCCTCTATACTCATCTCACTCTCCGTAAGCGGCACTTGTGGCAGCGGCAGGGGGTCATTCCGTTATCCC